TCATTGTAATGTTTTTTCTAAAATTTCTCTTCCTTTTTCTCGATAGGACATATCCCCAATAGATTGAATAGAAAATGTTCCATCTTCAAAATCAACGACTGAGACACTACCATTGTCTAAGCCTAAACTACGAGGGGTACTATGGTCGATTAACCATAAAAAAGTCGCAATAGTCATCCCATGACTGACAACAATCGCATTACCTCCCCCAATATCCTCTATTTTTTTAGCTATAGCAGTGAAGCCTGACAGAATACGGTTACTCAATATTGCCCACGGTTCTGCCCAGCCAGCCGTATCAACTTGACAAATCAAATTAGCAATTTCTTCGTGTGTCAAATGGCTCATATCTCCGTTTGAAACTCGAGGCAGAACGCCATTAAAAAGGTCGCCATCATATCCTCCATCCAAACTACCAAAGCACCACTCGCGGATTCGTTTATCTCTCGTATAGGGAATATTTTCTTGTTGCACTTCCCTGAGAATAATTTCCATAGTTTGTAAAGTACGTCCACTATCACTAGAAAAAGCTTCTTTAAAACTAATATTTGAAGCCTTTAGTCCCAAACCAAGCTCTTTAATCCCGAGTTCTCCAAAGGTAGTTAAAGGAGTATCACTCCACCCCTGAGCGCGACCAATTGTATTAAACATTGTTTTACCATGACGAGCGATATATAAACGAACTTTACTCATACTGACACCTCACAAGCATTTTATTATATTATAACAAAAAAGAACCTTAATATGGTATCATTTGCTATCATTGCCCAATCACTTGATAAATCAACATTTTACAACCTTACATTATCTGGTCAATTACACTGATTTTAAAAACAACGTAGTAAATAACGTAGTAATTTTTGCGCTGGGGAGCATCTGATTTTTGGACTTGGAAAAGTCTTTTTTTATTTATCTAATTCCATCAACACTTCTTCCACTTTTTCCTCTGTCGCAACTTCCCACAATCTTACAGGCTCACCAGGTAACACATAATCAAATATCTTTCCGTTCTTACGCACTATCGCTACTGTGTTCCCTGAAATATAGCCTTTATCAATCGCTTCTTTAAACTCATCTATATACAACATATTTTATCCTCCTTTTTATCTATTCGATAAAAAATCCTAAAAATAGACAATTTTAAATTTTTCTGTTCTGATAGACAAAAAGACAAAAAATAACCGCTCATTAAATGAGCGGTTTCACATTGTCAGTTTTTAGGTAAGAAGTCATCTGCTGACGCATTAAATATCTTACAAAGTTTAACTAAATCCTGAATAGTGGTTCTACGCCTGCCATTTTCCATCATTCCGACAGTTTGCTGATTAGTTTCTAGTAAATCCGCAAGTTGACTTTGAGTGAGTTTAGCAAGTTTTCTTTGATGGCGTATTTGTTCTCCGACAAATTCGTACAATTCCATTTCTAATCTCCTTTTTATTTTATATTACAATAAAATCATTTTAAAAACAAGATTTTTTTTAAAAAAACAAATAAATATTTTAAAAATACTTTACAAATACAAGATTTTCTTGTATAATTATATTATAAATTAAGAAGGGAGGTGGAACGATGAACAAAGAAGATTATCTAAGATTACTTGAAAAAGTAATTGATGACATACCCGCTTACATAACGGCAATAGCCAGTTTTATAACAGCTACGAGCCTTAGTAAGCAAACAAAAAAGCGAAAACCAAAGCCTCGCAAGCATAAGTAATCGCTAATGGACAGAGGGGAGCAACAACTCCCCTACCCTGTCCTTATTATAACAAAAGAAAAGAGGTCATGCAATGGTAATGGCTATCGCAGTATTAATAATCGCTATCAATGTTTATCTATATAATAAGGAGAAATAAAATGGAATATGGAAATAAAATTTTTGAAATTTACAATAAACCGTTTAAATATCGTAACAGTTCATCAACTAACTACAATAAGGTTAGAGCTAACGGTATCGAGCCAAACACAAAATTTGTAGTTAATAAAGCAGCAAATATTAATTGCGCAGTATATCCTCGACACGGATCAATTGAAAAAGTTTTTTACTGGGGTGATAGAAAAATCACTCAAGCGACTGCTGAAAAATGTTGTGGGTATTTTAGAGAGTGATATCTATAACTGACGCAAAAAAAGTCTCAACAATTTCAGATAAAACAAAACAACCGCCCTCAATTAGAGAGCGGTTTCGTCTTATCTAAAGGAGTTTTACCTCCATAATTTTTTGCTACCGACATTTATGTCGCTCTGTTGGTTTACATATCTGTTGCATCAATTAAGTAAGCATCTTCTACCCACTGATTAGATTGAGAAGCGTTAATACGTGACCATCCATTTACTTTTTCGTAGACTCTTACACGAGTTCCTGACTTGATAAATTCTTTATCAGCACTGCTTGCGTTTGGTTTAGACTCTACATAATAGTCTGTGCTAAGGGTCGCTTCGTAGTATGGTACATTTGAGTTGTCTAGCTTAGTATTAACATCTAAACGCTGATTAAAGCTAACTGCTTCTTGCGGTTTATCTGCTTTTGGTACAGTCACTTGACTATTGTCGTCAGCTAATAAAACGATATTTTTATCTAGCCCCCCAGCGATTCCGACGCTTGTAAATTGCCACCAGCGCACGCCGTCAATTGATGGGAAATAGTCCCAAAGTGGCTCTGTTCGTACTTCGTAGTCTGGATAACCTGCAATCCAAATACTATTTGGGTATTTAGCAATAATCTGCTGATAATCAACATTATTAAGTGTAAATGGCTTATAGCTGTAGTAAATAGGCTTGTAACCAGCGCTAGCGATTTTATCCATAAATGCAATAACTGCATTTGTGTTAGCTTGCTTGTCTGCGCTTGCGGAATCTTCATAGTCAATGACTAAGTATGATACTTTTTTGCTTGGTAAGTTAGACAAAAATAAGTCTGCTTCCCGTTGCGCTAAAGCACTATCACCGCCAAAACGTCCAAAGTGGTAATAGCCAATTGGGTCGCTTGTGTTTGCTTGTTGTTGATGTCTGTCAGACAGCCAAGCAATTGACTCGGATACCTTGATAATCGTTTTTGTAGTGCCCGCCTGCTGACAAGTCGTTGTTAAATCTGCTTGTTGATAAGCTGATACATCGATAAAGTAATCACCTTTATTTAAACCAGTATTACCGGTTACAGTAACAGCGTTTTTAAAGCTTTTTGGTCTAAATGCAGTTGGATACGTTGCGGAGTATGGAATTTTTACAAGGTTGTATGCACCGTTAGCGCCACCTTGGTTTTGTCCCAAAAACCAGCCACAACCCCCGCCTGCATCGCTGTCAAAAATTGCTACATGGCTGTAAGGCGTTACACCGTCAACAACCATAAAAATAGCAACATCACCAGCTTGCATAACTTCCACTTCATCAAAATAGTTTAAGATACCATTTTCGTGACGTTGCTCCCATATATCCCTTGCGTATCCTGTATTTGTACAGTTTGCGTATGGCAGTCCTAGATACTTACAGTAATCTGCATAACCGTCCCAGCATTGTGCACCGAACGAACCATCAATATCATAAGCGTTACCATTTGACCTGCTTTTATATTCTTGATAAGTTGCCATTTACTCCTCCTTTCCAAAAAGTAAATAAATCGGATAACTAAAAAAAGCAACCACTGCAAGCGGTATGTACAGTATTGCTATTGCTAGTACCATTGCTATTTTAGTGATTGCACGCATGTCCCCTCCTATTTTTTTGGCTCGTGGTAAGTCAATGCTTGCTCACTGTCTGAAAGACCTTCGGTTGTTGGGTCTGTCACAACTCCAAGTAATACCAAAAGCGTTACTGCTGTGTTTGCAATATCCGCAATATTTGACGGTAATTTAATACCTAATTGTTGCGCTAGCAAAAATATAGCTCCTAAAATAGCCATCAAAGTTACTTTGTTTTGTAGTCGTAATTTTAAATTAATCATGTTTATTTCTCCTGTTAAATAATGTTTTTATTTGTTCCTTGTTGACAATGATGTCGTCTTCTGTTTTCCCGAGCCGTTGCTCGTGGATGTCTAAGATTTTGTGTATTTTTTCTCGGTCACGCTGTGAGTCTTTTAGCTCGTAAGCCAGCTCTTTTATCGTGTCTTTGAGGGCGCTCATTGTATCTTCGTTTTTTTGCATAGCAGTTTTAAATGGTTTAACAATAAACGCCCACAAGCCAAGTATCGATAAAATAGCGCCACAAAGTGCGCCAATCTGGATAACATCAATATTCATTCGCTACCTCATTCACTTTTTGTGCCAATTTTAGACACTTCAATTAGTTGACGCACTTTTTCACGACAAAATGCTGGAACGTCATCAATAGTAATCCACCCTAGTTCAATCTGCATTGCAAAGTAATTAATCATCATTGTTTTTTCTCCTTTTTTGTTTTTAAATATGTGTACTGCTATTTTCGCTAGCGTTGTTAAGCGTTGTATCATTCAATTTCCCTCCGTCAGCCATTGTCTTAATCAAATCGTTAACAGTTGCTGACATCAGTTTAATCATATTTTCCGCTTTATCTGATTGCGCCTTTGACTTAGCAATTGCGTCATTAATTTTTTCAAATTGTTCTGCTTCTGCTTTGTCTTTGTAAAGTTGCTCAAAGATAAGCTTTTCACACGTTTTTAAAGTTTCAGCAAATTTTTTATCATTTTCTTCTGCTGGTAGCGTCACTTCAAAATTTGCTTTAATCGTGCTAGACGTAAATGCTAAAATCGCTTTAGTCTCTTTTACACTTTTATCTTCCAGTAAAACTGGGTATCTATTCAAAAATTCAAGCATAATTCCTCCTTTTAAATTATCCAATTAATTTGTCCTTTAACATTAACCGCCCATTTTGATGGGTTGAACCATAAAATACGACCATCTGCACTAACTTGTACATTTAATACATTTAATTGCACAGTCCACGCAGTAACCGCAAACATCATTTCGTTTGGAATTAAATTCGTTGGCATGGAACCGACCGTAAACTGGTTTATTCCATTTGTTGCAAAGTCATATTTAATAGTGACCATGCTACCAATTTTCCTGTAATTAAAACCGTTGCCGATGTATTGCCAACCAGTATCTTCTACCGCTGGTGCGGATTGCGGTAAGCTATCTTTTTTAGCGTACTCACTCCAACCACTCCATGCCCCGTTTTCTAGCACTCGTGTAAAAATGGTTTTGTTCGTGCGGTCATAAAAATGCTGGTAAGCGTAATTGGCTGTCTCGTGTCTTACAACAGTTACATAGCCAGGGCCAGCACCACTTGGTCTGTTAGCACCTCTAAATACACAATAAAAACCTGTGTCTTGCAAGCTATTTAGGTCAGTGTCGTCATGTCTAAAAGAACCACCATTGTTAAGAGCAAGTTGTTTTTGTTGGATTGGCTTGCCACGGGCGTATATATCTCCTGCTGCATCAATTGACCCACGCTCCCACTCTTTACCAATTGCTACTCCTGTTGTCTTGGGATTACCACTATCTTCTATTTCTACTGCTACAAATTTTGCAAGAAGAGGTACTCGTTTAGTATCATTAGCCCCAAAACTGTCTGAGATAGTCCCGTAAATATCAAATGATTGATCAGACGGGAATTCACCACTAAGTACAAAATTCTGATTGATGAGTTGGTATTTATCTGTATAGGTCTTACTTGCTTCAGAAGTATCAATTTTGAACGTTTTAGTGCCAGTTGGCGCCGTCTTGAAACTTAGCGTCATTTTATTTTTTTGCAGCTTATTAACAGTTAATGGACTAACTGATGCATTAACAGTTACAACGATTTGTGTGCCATCAGCACCGCCGCGCTGGGCGCTAAAATCTAGTGCTATGCCGCTATACGGTAAAACATTTATTTCGGTTGTTACAGGGTCAGATACACGCCCTCTGCTATCTGTAACTGTTGCTTTAACGGTAGCTTTACCTTCAAACTTTAAAATGCCTAGCAAGCCACCGTCTGACTGAGTAGATTGGTTTTTACCAACAATTTCAGCGTAGAAATTTTGGATTGTAGAGCCGTAAATCCCATTCGCACCATTAAATACAACAGTTGGATTAGACACAATTTGCACAAAATTATTAGAACCTACTAATGCAGATGCTTTTTGATTTGTATCCGATAAAACAAGACTAGAAATTTTAGGTTTTACACTGTCCGGTAAAGTCAGATAAAAAATAGCGGTCGACGTCCCAATGACCGATCCATTTGACTTAGTGTCAACGTAAATTGTCGCTGGTGTGCTAGTAGCGTTCGGAATCGTATTAGCCCAATCTAAACTTGTTTTAAAAGTTGTTGAACCTTTTATGTCACTAGCAACAACCCCTGTTATACCATTCACATTGTATCTGACATCGTGTGTAAAATCACTTGAACTTTGATTGATATTAACATTTAGCGTATCTCCAAAATAGCCACTGCTAACCGATACTGCGCTGGTGCGAGGTATTTTCGTAAGCGTGAATTTTTGATCTGGTATCGTCAACGTTCCGGGTGCGTATCCGCCTGGACCTAATAACTTAGCGGCAACAACGACCGTTTTGTTTCCATCTGCATCATGCGGAACTCTGATTGTTTTGTCAATCAATAATTGATTGCCGTTAAAACCGATAGAGGAAGGTGCGTTAAAGTCATATTTAGCACCCACCCAAGCATATCCACCGAAGTTATACTGAGCATAACTGTTAGTACCAGAAGTCAAATAGAGCCTAAATCTTACTTGACTACTATTGTCTGCAACCGACGTTGAAACCTCGTCAACAATATAAGTTAAGCGATAACTCCTGTCAGAGTTACTATAAAAAGTTGTCATCTATCCTCCAATCCCTCTAATTTTCTTGATTTGTAAACGCCCCTTCGAACTTTCTTCAAACAAAAAGCTTCCAATACGAAGCCGCAAAGTGAAAACACCAGACTCGATTTGTAGATAACCTTGACTAATAAACGCAGTCTCAGTGCCACCTGAATAAAAAGCTATGCGATCAGTTGTTACTCTCACCGACGATGTACCATCTTTCATTTTGATAACTAAACCATCATTTGAGTATGACATATACTGCGTAATGGCTTCTGTAACAAGTTGTACATTTTCGAGCTTAGCCAGTATCTGAACAACTCTATTAGCGTTTGAAATCATAGTTTGCTCTGATACTTTTTGACCATCTTCTATTTTTTTAATTTGATCAAGTAACTCTTTTGCTTTATCTTGTACTTCTTGCAAACTTGCAGCAGCTTCAAGATTAGCTTTCATCAAACGCTGTTCTTCCGCGATAGCGTTTAACTGCTCAACAGTAAAAGCACCATCGGCTTTTGAATCAAGATTACTTGCTTTATCAGCTTCCGATTCCTGCCAATCGCCTGTCTTGTTACCTCTGACAAGCATAAAGCCACCAGTACTAAAACTACCTTGTTCCGATGACACCATCGCAAACCGTGGTCTAATCTTACCTGTCTTAGTTGGTGTAAAGGTGATTTCAAAACGTCTGACATTCGAGTCAACATTTTTTATGATTGCTTCTCTTGGAGTATCGCTAGTAATAAAACCATCTGCTATATCATAGAGATAAAAATATAAATTCCCAGCTACCTCACGTTTAACATAAGCGCTAAAAGTGTATGTCACACCTTGCTCAACCATAATGTCTTTTGCGTGTGATACCTTTTGGGCACTTATCCATTTTTTAAATGTAAATGGATAATTAGAGATGTTTTCATCTTCTAGTGTTGCAGAAGTAAACCAGTCTTCTCCGCTAAATGACTTAGTACCATTGATTAGGTTATTAGTTCCAACGACTACCGTCCCAATCATATCAGTCCAGCGATATTTTTTAGGGTCGTTTGAGTCTATTGCATCGTAGTCAGTATATTGCCCAATGTAGCGCTTGTTTGCGCTATCGGACACACTAAAATCAACTGTCCCATCTGCACTATTTGCGTAAGCAGTGTGCCAATATGGTGTTTTGCCATCTTTACCAGCTGGTCCTGCAATACCTTGCGCACCGTCTGCGCCCTTAATCAAGTTCCACTTATATTTTTTAGGGTCTGTTGAATCTGTAGCTAAATTATCTACGTACATACCAATGTAAGTTTTACCGACGTTATCAGATACACTAAATCCAGTTGTACCAGTTGAGTTAGTTGCATAAGCTATGTGCGTGTAGCTAGGTTTCCCGTCTGCACCTGTTGGACCAATAACGCCTTGGTCACCCTTAGGACCTTGTAAACCTGTTGCGCCTGTCGGTCCTTGTGGGCCAGCGTCTCCCTTATCACCTTTTTCTCCCATTTTAGCAACGGAATAACCAGTTTCGTTTGTGTTATCTGTATAAGTCCAAACTGTCTTAGTCCATAAAAACTGCCCAGATGGAACGCTTGGGATTGCGGAAGTCCAAGTTCCGTTTGGTGTTACTGTTCCGCTAGTGCTTGCTTTATAGGTGATTGTCGTTGTTTTGATACCAACACCATCTTTACCAGCGATACCGTCACTTCCATTATTACCATCTTTAGCAATATACGTTTTAACATATCCAGTTTCTGAGGTACTATCTGTGTAAGCCCAAACTGTTTTAGTCCATAAATATTGACCTTTAACAAGCGCAGGAACACTTGTCGTCCAATTTGTTGGTTGAGTCGTCTCATTTGCTGATATGCCATAAGTGATAGTTGTTGTCTTAACTCCTACACCGTCTTTACCTGCTACACCATCCGCACCCTTATCACCTTTAGGACCTGTAGCCCCTTGTTTACTAATGCCATAGATAACGCTATTGTCTGACATTGTTGTCTTAGACCATAAAAATTGACCGTCTGGGACACTTGGTATAGTAGTTAACCATGCTCCACTTGGAGTAACTGTTCCACTAGCGCCCACTTGATACTCAATCTTAGATACTTTTATAGACGTACCAGCTACACCTGTTTTACCTTGGAAGCTATAAGTGTACTCAATAGTGTCTTCTTTTGCGTCATCCGTGTAGTCAGTAATTTTGCGAGTCCATAGATATTGACCTTCCCCAGCTACAGGGATTGTCCCAGTCCACAATATTGGTTGCGTATCGGCTGAATTAGATAATCCATAAACTACAGATGTGGATTTAATCCCAACTCCGTCTGTCCCGTCCTCAGTATCGGTAAACGACACTTGCGCAGTTGCGACTAACTCTTCATTGATATACGCCTCTACTGTTACGTTTAAAACGTGGTTAAAGTCGCTTGCTTTAACAATTAGTGATGGTCCGATATCAATTAATGAGTCACCATTTTTATAAAAATAAACAGCTTCATAGTCTTTCCCATTTTTTTGCAAACTTGGAGTTAAGACAGATTCACCAGTTCCATTTTTAAAAGCGACACCGTTCGAAGTCGCTAATTTTATTTCGTACGGAATTGACTCATCGTATAGACGCAACATATCGCTGATTAAATCAGACGCTAGTTGACTTTCTTTCTCAACAAAGTTACTAAATTTAGTTTTATTTGAGTTTGGATTATCTTTAGACAAAACTTGTTCGACAACACGAGCACTCAAAATCAAAGGTGGTTGATAACCATCGTCTTGAATGCGTACGACGTCGCCAATTTCTAAATCGACATAGCCATCAACTTCATAAGTAATTGCTGGATATGCGTGTGCTTTTAAGTCTTTTAGAGCTGTTGACATCAAGACGTCTTGACTATCAGTCTCAACCTCCATATCTTTACGTATCCAGTTGTCTCGTGTCTCATTACCGGTTAAAACAGATGGATAGCGGTCTCTTGAAAGTGGTGCGTACAAAAATCCATTTTTGAGATAGTACTCTACTTTACCGTTTTCGTCTTTCCACTCTTTGTAGATTGAGTTGTCAATGTAGATGATTTGTTCTTCTTCGTATGATTCTGTCTGTGCTTCTTGCACGACTTCCTCATATGATATTTGGGTTCCACCGCTTACTTGCTGTGTTGTTGCACCGTTGACAGACATTCCTTGTGCAATCTCACGAGGATAACATACTGTTTGCAATCCTCTAGCAAAAGCGTTAATCTCATATGAGTTCTCAACGACATACATACGCCCAGCGAAATTTTGCTCTAAAACCGTGACACGAGTGCTAGACACACTCTTGATAATCCCTGTGTGTCCCCATTGTCCTGTGTAAAACGGTGCGCCAAAGTTAGCTTTAACACTATAGATACCGCCCGCTTGCAGATTGCTAGCATTAGGTGACCTCTCTAGCTTCCAACCATACGCCCCCCAGTTATAATCAGTACCGATTAAAGCAGCAGCCATGCCACCGCCAATTCGGCCACGTATACCACCAATTGAACTATCAATCCAAGCTCCATCTAACTTCTTAGCGTACCAGCCTGATAAAGCGTAACATTGCCCTGAGCCGATTCTACGACCTTTAAGTCTAGTAGCTTCGTTTAGTGCTTGTATTGTCTTAGTAGCTCTTCTAGCTACGTTTACAGCCGTTATGGGCTGTACTGGCGTTTGCCACAGCTTATCAATCGTATCTAGGATATTCCCAGTTACTTTATTAATCCCATTTCGGATATTAGTCATCAAATTTGTGTAGCTTTGATATTTTGCTTCTGCGTAGTTATATTTAGCACCACCAGCTGTAAAAAGCCCTTTTGTATAGTCTGCTATATTCTTTTTGCCAACGACATTATAAATCCCTTGTTTTGCTAAAAGATAAGTATAGTCTTTTAAAAAGTCATCTACACTTGCATAGTGCATGTATGTCCCGCCCTCGTTTGCGGGACGAGCCATACCAGTTGTAACCTTAACACCACTTGGTCTAGTTTGCGCTCCGCCTGTCATACCTGCCCAGTTGTTGTCACGCCTACCAACCGCCGAGTCTCCCCAATAGCTCTCTAAATAAAGTTGCGTGATGATTCCGCTTGGCAAAATATTATATTGCACTGCGTAGTTAATAATAGCTTGTACGTTAGCTTTTTTGATCGTATGACCATAATACTTGAGATCTCCGCCTAGATACGTGCGATTTGAACCAACCGTTTTAGTGACTTTACGAGTTACAGGATTAGAAATAACACGCTCGCCTTTAACAGTTTTTTTGCCGTATGGTCTAATAGCGTTATAAATCTGGCGCTTGTCAACTGTTTTCCTTATCCCAGAAATATTTTTTTGATAGCGTAATATCACGTCGGTCTTATCACGACCTACACCGTATGACTTGCCTTCTTCATATTCTTTGTAGACGTTTACTATAAAAGCTTTAAATGTGTGGTTATTGTGTAGTTGCGTCTCAAACTCAATTTCCGCATCAAAATTATTAGCAATCGATAATAAGCGAGCCAGTTTAGTGTCTTGACCAGTCCATTCTAAAGTAAGTTTTTTGTCATTTACTTCGTTTGTCCCAATTGTCAAAGCTCCCCAGTTTAAAATGTCAAATGCTACAAGATACTCTTCAAACGACATCGCTTTAGTGGCTTTATATGGATTGCAATACTCATTGAGTAACTCTAGATTTAAGTTTTCGCAATAACAACGTACAGTCGTTTCAGTCTCTTCGATCTGCATGATATTAAAGAGCTGTACTTTATCTTTATGTACAAACGATACAAACGCTTGGTCATTAAGCACTTGATACTTATGATTGAGTGGATTATCTCCTTCAAGTGTTTTTTTGTACACAGAAAACTCAAAAACAGATGAGCCTGTAGTTAATTGTCTAGTCCATGTGTCGTCAAAATAATTAAGTGTCCCTTGCTTTTCGTTGTCTAGCAACAAAACAGGGTGCAACTTAGAATCATGTATTACTAGCGTTATTATAACCACCTCTCTTCCATTAATATTTCAACGTTTGGCGCAGATTGAGAAAACTTAGATAACTGCATGACGAACTCTGTTTTTCCGGGTGGGATAGATATAGGTGTCGAACCTAAAACCATATCTTGAATGGAATCTAAGTCTTTTGTTTTGACTGTGTCGTTTTCAAAATTGATAACCACTTCATCGCCTGGTTGATACTTGTTAACAATGTTGTTGTAGTGAGACACTCCAATTTTTTCAAAGTTAACCTTTTCAAAAAGGTTGTAGTTGATATATTTAGAACTATCACTACATGTTCCCATTGCAAGGTGTATCTTGCGGGATTTTTTCCCTTTAAGGGACGGAACAGTTACATGATGATGCGCACCATTAAAGTAGATTCTAAACTTATCTTCTTCACGGAAAATCTCAACTGCTCTACTTCTGTTCATTGAGAAAGGATTGTGATAGTTCCTATCCGCTTGAAATTTAAACTGCTTATAAAAGCGCCAACCAACTCCGTCATCGTCAAGAGCAAAAAAGTTATACTCTGTTTCAAAACCGTTTTTGCGTTTGTAAGTTTCAATCCCATAGAGGAATTCATCATTTTCACCAGTTACACAAAGTTTTAAAAATCCCTTTTGGTCTTGCGCTGTTGCAATAAAAATCTGTTGCCACCATAAATGTTCGTTGAGAGTATATTCTCCGTTTGAGTCTGGGTTAATAGTAAATGTCCGTGTTCCTACATGTTCTGTGTAGCCAGGAGTAGTACCTCTATTTCCAATAACAACATATTCACCGCCTTTGCCAGAACCTAGAATATTTTCAAAACGCATACGCTTTAATTCTGTGTCAAATGTTGGTGGCATATAGTTGAGTTTTGCGACGTTGGGCGCACCTTCTAAAGCTTGTGCAATAGCTTTTGAGTAATCAAAAAGGGATTCGTTGCGATGAACGATAGTCCCATCTTCTTCCTCCGATGATCCAAGTGCAAAAGCGCCCGTTTCATTTGCGATACCGATATAACCGTTTTCAGAGTTATGTTTAATTTTGATTATTGGATAAGCGTTAGTATTACCATCATTTTGCAAATTAAAAATAAGCTTGTTGCCTTCTTGCGTATAGTCCAAAAACTTTTTATAAGTGATAGAGTGTGCAACACCGTCCGGAATAAACAACTCTAATGTGACTAAGCTTAACCAAGCTATTGGGTCTCCTGCCGATATTTTATTAATCGGTCTGCCTAAATAATATTTGTCGGGCTCGTCGCTAAATGTTATCCTGACATCTTTGTTAACATTAAAAACACCAGCCAATCTATGTTTGAGCTGATTAAGTGCATAGTCAGAAGATTTGTCTTTTATATAAAAATCAACAGAAATTACTTTTGGATGAATTTTTGACTTTTGAACATGTGAACCAAAATTAGGTGAGTCATCAGTTGTTAAGGTAACTTCATTTCCGATATCCCTATTAATACTCATGATATTGATTAAACCTGATAAATCAACACCATTAAATGTCATCGTTGCCAAATTATAACTCACCTCTCATTCTTTTTAACGTTACTGTTTGTCTCTCTTGATAATTAGCAAAATCTTTACCTGTTGTTACTGCTAAATCTCTACCATTTACTCGTAATATAACAGGTCTTTTGACAGCCTCGTTAGCTAATTTAAGGGCATTTTTAGCTATTTCATCATTTCCGCTAACCATAATCATGCCTGATTGCGCTCTTGCGCTTTCTTTCGCATATTTCATGCTGACATCATGTGGAACTACTACTGCACCGCTTGGCATGTACGCCAATTCTCCTCGACCACCTTCATTAATCCGAGCAAATCCACCTTGCCAGTTGTCAGTACCTCTAGCAAGATAAGGGATTGAGCCGATAGTGCCAATATCAACCCCTGGTATTTTGTTAACAGTGCCTATCAAGCTGTTGATTCCGCCAATTGCGCCGTTAATAACCCCAATGACACCATTAATAGCACCTTTCATGATTACTCCAATACCGCCAAATATTCCGCCAAGCATGTTGACAACACCCTGCCAAGCTTTGCGCCAGTTACCAGTAAACACACCAGTGATAAAGGTTATTATTCCCCCTAATACTTTAAGAAGATTCTTAACTATTCCACTAATCGTTTGGAATGCAACAGTCATGACATTCGAAATAATAGCAAACGTACATTTAAAATTAGCACCTAAAATTTCAAGAATTGGAGGGATAATTTTCCCAAAAAGGTCAGCAAGTGTAGAGATAAACGGTTCTGCTATTTTTAAAAAGGTTGACAATTCAATAGCTATGTCTTCTAATGATTGTTTAAAACTGTCATATAGAGGGATTAACGATTCATCAACTATCGACAATATAATAGCTTTAAGTGCTGTAAAAACAGGTTGTAAAAAACTAGTCCACGCACTTTGAACAATATTACCTAAAGTGGCAAAAATACCAGTTACTGCGCCCCTAAATTTTTCAGACGTTTTCCACAGGTCTTGAATTGTATAAACAATAAGGGTTATTACAGCTATTACAGCGCTTGCTAAAGCGGCAAATCCTGATAACCCACCGCCAAGCGATGAAATAACGCTTGAAACTGCACCACCTTGCGAAACAATTCCACTCATCCATGTGAAAAACGGGGCGATCGCACCGCTTATAATGCCAAAAGAACTAACCAAAGATGCTATTCCTACTGTTAATTTACCAAATACAAGCAAGACAGGACCTGCTAGAGCTACAACAGACAATGTCCACCGTTGCCAAGGTTCTAATGGCAAATTGTCCCATATGGTTTTTAAAACGTTACTTACATTTGTTACAAACTGTTTTGTGGTTTCCTCTAGCTCTGCCATCAAACGCTTAACGTCAGCGTTTTTGTCACCTAGCCCAGCCGCTAAGTTATTAGCGGATGCAAGCATAGCTTGGAACGAACCACTAACTGTTGTACTTCCTTCTTTAGCAGTAGTTCCAGTTATTTCCAATTCGTTTTGGATAACGTGGATAGCTTCGATAATGTCCGCAAAATTTTCAATGTCATAATGCACACCAGATAATTTTTCGGCTTCTTCAAGGAGCCTTTTCATTTCCTCTTTTGTCCCGCCAAAACCTAATTTAAGGTTGTCCAGCATCGTGTAATTACCTTTAGCAAAGCCTTGATAGGCATTTTGAATTAATTCGATGCTAGTACCCATTTTGTTGGCGTTATCAGACATGTCAATAACTGCCTTATTAGCCACCTTTGCGGCTTTTGCAGTATCTCCACCTAAACCTTGTAACAAGCTGGCAGAAAACGAAGTGACCTGTTCCATGTATTTTGTTCCAGAAATACCAGCTGTCTTATAAGCTTTTTCGGAGTTTTTTATTACCTCTTTTGCTGATTGCTTAAATAGCGTCTCAACACCGCCTACCGCTTGTTCTAAATCAGCGAATTGTTTGACAGCATACCCGACACCTGCTGCAAGAGGTAAGGTTATTTTTTGGGTTAATGATGACCCTACGTCGCTAATTTTTGAGCCAAATTCAGACATGCTTTGACCGATGTCTTTCATTTTGCCCGAAAAATCAGTTAAGCTTTTACCAGCTAAATCAAACTCAGAAGCCATCTCCTGATTTGTCTTTTTGACTTTTTCTTTTAATTTTTCGGCTTGCTCTTGCGCTTTTTCAAACGCTTTTTGCATTTTAGAGGCGTCACCAGTTATCTGCACTCCTAAAGTATAATCAGCCATTGTCCACCCCCTCGCTCGGTTTTGTCATGTTGTTAGCTTGATAGACCAAATCAACCCAAGATTTACCTTCATCAGCAATGTTTTTATTAATGATTTCCAAGTGCGCTTCAACAATTTCCATATCCGCAGGCTGTTGCTTGCGTTTCCACAAATCAACAAATTTAGCACTTTTTTTACGCATCGCATTATTGACTGCATTTAGCACAGCGTTGCGCATAAGCTCACCTTCTCGCACTTGTTTATCTTCCCAAGCTTTTTTGATAAAGGCTTTTTCCCGTTTGGTTAATTCCAAGAATTCGGACTTTGTGGTCCCAAAATTGACAAAATAAAAAGCAAAGTCAATATCTTTGTGATATTGACTTGCTAATCTGTCGTATTCTGCATCTATGCTATCGCTAGAACCACCGAGGTACTCAAAGTCAACTAAGCGCCGAGGAAGAAAAAAGGGCAATCACGCTGGATTGTGTTGATCACTAACATATTTACATACGCATAACCTTTTGTGTTTAACACTTTAGTGAAAACGTTAGAGCCTTGCTCGCTAGATACACGACCACCTTCTACAGCATAAAGAGCATTAGCAAAATACTGACGTAGCATAGATAGTGACAACATACCTTTGTTATTTACAACAACATCCATAAACGCTTTACCTGTCAAAGCTTCTACCGTTTCAATGGTTTTTTCGTTGTACTTTAGTTCGTATTGTTTTTCGTCAATAATAATTAATTCTTTATCCATTCATTCCTCTCATTAACTAGGCATAGCCGTTACTTTTTCAGCATCTTCTGATGATAATGTTGATAAATCAATCAATGCTCCATTGCCTTCGAGACTGATTGAGTATGTCATACCATCATCGTAAGGAGCTTCTAAACTATAATCACTTACCGACGCAAGCCCTCCAAACATGCCTTTTTTGGTTTTACCGTTAATAACTTTAATACAAACAAACTCGCTCTTTTCAAAAGCTTCGCCCAATTGTTTGTGAGTCTCGTCTGACGGCACGTAAAGACCATCATTATCGATAGACCATTCTTTCATGCCAGGAATTTTAGATTTCCACCCGCCTTTTGTGTCTTTAGATGATACTTCGATTGAGTCAGCTGTACGATTAATTGTTAACCCTTGCTGACCACTAATAGCAAGTAATTTTGCACCAGTTTTATCAAAGATTGCTAAGATAATGTCTTTACCTGCAATAGCTTTTGTTGCTGATGCATCAAAATTACAATAAACGTTTTGGTCAAATGCCACCATTATTTCTCCTTTTAAATTTTTACTTTAAAGCCGTACGAAACTTTTATTTCGTAGGCTACAATTGCATGCATTTCGCCAGTTTCATCTTCTTGCAAGGACTGCATGCCGACTTCTGATTGTCTCAAAATATCGATTTCTTCTGGCAAAATCAATTCTTCTGTTAGCGCTTCTTCGAGTTTTTCAATCATGTCGTAAATAGCGATTTTGCTTTTTCCAGCTTCCGCTATGGCATGTATCCAAACCGTAAACACTTCGCACCACATGACCTTTGTGTCTTCTGGTCGTTTATCCACAACCTCAATAAAATAAAAAGGCGATGGCATGTCTTCTGGTACGTGATCATAAGCCATCAACCCTGTCTTATCTTCGATTTTTTGTTTAATTGAGGCATGTAAATCAACCAGTCCCAGCTTTTTTAACATGTCATCTCCTTAATTCGTTTAGCATGTCTTGCCTATAAATTTCACGCTGTTTTTTGACGTTATTAAACAGGTATTTCGTACCATCTACATAGCCAACCTGTTTGCCGTTGCGGACGATCCTGTGTCCGTACTCAACATGAGGTGCATAGTCCTTGGTGTAACCAAAATTGCCTGTGATAACATCTTTTGATGAATTGACCTTTTTGAGACGTCTAGAGCGCAACAACTCACCAGACTTATGCTTTTTGGTATTTTTACCAATCGGCGTTCCAGGCGGCCTTGCTGCTCTGTTAAACATCTCTGTGAGGTTTTTATTAACTACCCTATCCCAGCGCTTCTCGCTCATTGACCTTAGTTTTACCTCTAAGGCTGGCATACCTGTCATTGACATCCTCATAAGCGATACCCTTTAATGACGAGTAGTCTCCATCTACCAAGGTCTTTAACGGATTCTACTTTGTATTTCGAGCCGTCTATTACAACGTGTGACGCTTGTTTGGCTTCCGCCTTGCTAACTTGATTAGTCAGCAATTTGCGTGCGCTAGACGTTAAATCTCGACCGTATAAGGACACGTCATCAGCCGACCATTCAGTAAAACGACCTTTAGCAACTCTTTTGACAACATCTTTCGTGATGTCGTTGCCGAGTCTGTCTTTTTCTCCCGTTTTTTGTGGGGTTACTAAGTCAAAATTAACAAATCTCATAAAAACCGCACCACCTTTTTATTCAAAATGGCTAAACGGTCTCTTTTATACGACGCTAACTCCTCGCCATATTCCGCCAAAACGTTTTCGATAAATTTAGTTGATATTGTGTCTGCTTTTTCCGTGTCAATCCCCTCAAAATACATACGACGATACATTTTGACAACAACATCAACAGCGATGGAATTAAAAAGAGGGTTAAAAACGACATCGCCGACTTTTAAATTAATACGGTCGATAGCTGTTTGCGTTAACTCCTCTAACAACTCCTCTTTCAAAGACGTTTCTTCTGCTAAACGGACACGGACACGATCAATAATTGCTTGTTTTGTTTCGTCCATGTCAACCTACTTTCTAGATGTGTGCTTGCAACAATTCGATGATTTCAGCTTTTTTAGCATTACTTGGGAGTTCGATTCCTAGCTCTGCCGCTTTAGCTTTTAACTCATCCACTTTTAAACCATCTAAGCTATTGCCATTATCTGACGCCTCAATAAACGGTTTATGTTCTGTATTGTTGCTAGATAACAAGCTTTCTAATCGTTCTTTGCTTGGCTCGTAGCCTTTACGAGGGAAGCTATCGCCAACCTCGTATAAAAAGCTATTATCAAGCAAGTCAAAAAAACGTGCTTTTACTGTATAAGCCATAAGCTACCTCCATTAGACGCCTGGCGTAAGAGTTACTTTAACAATTCCGTCAATGCGTTCTGGATACATCAACATACCAGATACAAGCAACGTTTGGATAGTAAGCGTTGTATTTTCTTGGAAGTGGTTCATTCCAATGTATCCAGTTGGGTCGCCATAAAGATTAAATTCTTTAGCGAGTTCTGAATTATTTGGATTGATGTAAGCAAAGATGATATTTTCTGGTACTGTCGCCCAGATTTCCCCTTTTGTGACATCGTTTGTCGAGATAATGACCGTCCCTGTAAAATCGACAAGGTAAGTCAACCCGAATGCTGTTTGAGTAGTGATGCCAGCTTTAGCGATGTATTCAGCGACATCAAGGCTGTTAGCAAAGACAATTGCACGCTCTGAGCCGTAGTCCTCAAAAAGCACTTGCAATTTACCCCAAGCAGACGCCAAAGCCCCTTGCAATCCTGCGCCAAGAGCATCTTGTGTGCCTGTCCCTGTTTTGAGAGCAGCCACAAAATCTGTGCGGATTTTCTTTTGCAATTGACGAACAAGAGCGTTGTCAGTATTTGTTACAGCTTCGTTAGAGCCATACATTTGGATGTCTTCGCCGGTTGTTGCTTTACGATATTTTTTAAGTTCGATTTTTTTCTCAGAGTGTGTTTTGCGCTCTACTTTTGATAACGGGATAACTTCGCCTTCTGGGACGTTACCTTCTGCTAATGTGACATCATAACCTGCGTATGTCTTAAGGGTCATACCCTCAGATACCGAGATTTTACGAGTAACCCCGAGCATTTCAAGTAATTTCGAGATATTTTCTTGGAATTTGTTTGTGACATCAATAGTGATAGGGTATTTAAGGTCTGTTGATTTGATTAGATTTTCTTCTGGGTAAGTACGTGATGTTACCATATGTTAATTTCTCCTGTTTTATTGGAATAGGCCGATATTTTCGGCAATGAGTTTTTGTCGTTCAGCAGTGTCTTTGACCGCTAAAATTTGTTCTTTTGTCAGTCCGCTATTACCATTTGACTTTTTAGGCGCTGGTGATTTAAGACGTTCTTTGACTTCTTTCTCGACCGCTTCGGAAAATGCCTCAGAAAACGCTTCTACTGCATTTTTGGTTTTATCTGCATCAGTAGATACCAATTGCGATAAAAGTGCGTCAGATACGCTGATATTAGCTTCTGATAGCATTGTGCGAGCAGCGCTCTTCATTTCTGACAGTGTGCGCTCAGCTTCAAGTTCAGCGATACGTGCTTCAAGCTTTGCTTTTTCATGTTGCGCTTTTTGTTCAGCATTCATTTTTGCAAGTCTTTTAGCTTCGTTTTCCTTTTCTTCAGTTTCAGCCACCCATTTGTTTCGTGCGGTATCAATAGCCTTGGCCACACGTTTATCAAATTCAGCTTGTTTTTTAGGGTCTGACAAAATATCGTCAAACGTTTGCTCCTTAGTTTCTTCTTGTGCACCAGATTGTTCTAGGATTTCTTCGTTTTCCATTTTTTCCTCCTGCCCCACGCCATTGCAAAAGCCCCAGCGCATTGCTTTAGATTTTTATTTGCCTAGTTTTTTTGTCATGCGACAGGACATAATAAAAAGACCTGTTAATAGGTCTAAGATTCTTTTCCGCTTGTTCCATTTAAAACTCTCGCTTTAACAAGTGCGATGCTCCTTTCTGTTAAATCATTAAGTTTTTGCACTAATTCATTTTCGTCAATTTTAAAGCTTATTTTATCGTGATTTTCCAATTCTTTGATTCGCCTTTCAAGTCGTTCAAAACGTTCGATAAAAATTTCTTCAGTTTCTAATAATTTCAATTCCGATTTTTCGATTTTATCTTCTTGATTCTTAATATAACCATCAATCTCTTTCAGCCACTCGGTATGGACTTCGACTAATCTGTCTTTTTCTTCATTTAAATATTTATCGTATACTTTCATAAAAAAACCTCTTCCTATTTTTTCAATTGCTCTTTAAATACCTGATAAGTACTTACGATAATTGCGATTACAATAACCAAAGCGATTAAAAACAAAATGAATCCACACAATTCACTAAATAAAGTCCAAAACATTAATTATTCTCCTTCTCGTATCTGTCTACATAATCATCTGGAATAACCATTGCAAAAGTGCTTCGACAATTTGCGTGCATTGGCGGGAAATTAATACCAACTTGTTTATCTTTAAGTTTAAATTTATGGCCGTCTAAGCCTCTGCAAATCGAACTAGTAGACCCATCCAAAACTGAGACAAATTCGTACTCGTCAAAGTCTTCGCTATCCTCAAACGGTGCCATCATCGCTTGATTGTTGACGTAAGTACCCTCAGTCATGATCAATCGTGTAATGTCCGACTGCGACCGTACAGTAAACCGCTCTGACATCTGTTTAACGACTTTGTCAAAGCTATCTCCTCTGATAATCGCTGTCTTAAAGTCGTTTGTTAGATAGTTGACAAGTTTGTCTTTGTTAGTCCAGATACTAGAGCTAAAATTACCTTTACCAGTCCAATCATTGTTAACAAACAACTCAGCGGATACTTTATCCGTTTGGAAACCAATTGTTTTAGCGGTTTCTTGATAACCTTTTTTAAAGACTGTTGTTAAATGCTTGGTTAATTCCGCTTCTTCAATAACACCTATCTCTAACTGTTGCATTTTAATGCTTAATTCAAGGCCTTGCAATCTATCTAATTTATAAATAGAGGTCCTGATAGGCATTAAATCGGCATGTTGTGGATATTTTTTGGCAAATCGCTCACAATCTCGATAAAGTAAGTCTTTATCAGCTTTAGATAACTGTTGTAAAAGATTTCGATACTCAATAACGTTGTCTTTTCCATACTTGCTAAAATAAGCCCCTATTTCCTTTTCTAAGACCTTTGCTTCGCCAGTATAGTATTCGTTAAGCTTAGTCTGTAAGGCGCGCTCTTATGTCTCTAAATTAGCCCACAGTTGCTTCTGGCGCTCATTCCAATACTGTTGGTCTGTTTTGGCCATTTAGACCTCCTGCTTGTCGGCTAATTAACGTTGGTTTATCACTATTTTTCTTTTCAATTTCTTTTTGTGGGTTTTCCACAATAGATAGCACACCAACCTGTGTTTCTTCTGACACAATTCCTGCCAGGTTTCCTGCGATTTGAGACTCTTCCAAAAGATTTGCTGGCAAATTGCGAGTAAATTTATACTTAATACCAATCCAATCTTTAGGACCTATCTTGGACGTAGGATAACTTGCAATAAGCTTATATCTGCGGTTCATGCCGCTCATAAATTTACGCTCTTTTGTTTTAGCTAAGTTATCCATAGCCTGCAAACGATAACGTAAAGCGATACCGCTAGCTGTTCCGAACGACTCATCGCTGATGTTAGCCACCATAGCAGTCCTAAAAATTAAATCTTCCAATCGGTCGAGCAAATGCTCCTGCGTTGCGTCTGCATCTGGCTTTTGTAAAAATTCAACAATTAATTGCTGCGCATCAGTGTCTTTTAGATTGATAATGCGGGTGTCTCTGAGAGACTTTAATGTCTCGTCGTCTAGCTCAGCACCCAAAATTTTAAGATAAGCGTCTGCGAAATACTCAACGTCATTGGCTTTTTCAGAGATAGCTTTATTAAACGCATTAATCAATGTCACAACACTAGCTAGCAAGCTTTGTCGCTCTTCGTTTTCAATGTACTCAATCATCGGAACACCATCAAATGGATGTGGCTCACTCTCTCCAATTTCAAGCCCCTTTTCGCCGTCTTTAAAATAAGTGATGTTGCTAGCGTCTGAGTAAGACCCTTCCAAAATGCCGTCCTTATTATAAAAATAGCGCACAGCAAATAACGGATTTTGTCTAATAGAGTCGTCATAGACAATAAATGCCTCAAGAGGTGTCAGATAAGTAATTCCAACCTCTGCATTCTCGTCATTAAAAACTAATTCATAACCATGTCCGTAAATACTGCAAATCTTTGATAGTTCTGCGTTGTTATCGTCTTGGTCGTTATATCCGTCTAATAACTCTAAATAATTGCTGACTTGTTTATTCTCATGGCTTGTTTGGACTGGCACGCCGATAAAATAACCGTTAAACGTGTCAACGATGTATTTTGCAAAGTTAACAACTAAGCGATTATCAGGCTTGTATTGCTCTTTTGGTTTTTGTCGCAAAATAGCGTGAGAACCCTCATATAGCTGTTTATACACTGAATAACTAAGGTTAAACGACCTGTGTTTTTGGATTAACTCGTTTAATAAATCTTTTGTCATCTCTGTATCTGATGGCACAATAAATAATTCTGGCACTAGATACCTCCTTTAAATGTTTTGACGATAGTTTTAGTCGCTCTCATGTCGTCTGACATAGCATACCTTGTCGCATCTATCGCATGGTTATCCTTGTCTTCTAAACGAGGTTTAGGGTTGCCATCTCTATCGACTTGATAGTCGATATTTTCAAACTCTCGAGCGATATTTGGTGTCCGTTTTGGGTCTATACAGATAAAATCTAAGTCATCTAACCAGCGCTCCCCAAACTCGACAGAGTCTGGTCCTTTTTTAACGCCTTTTATCCGTTTGATGCCAAACTCGTTTTTAAGCTCAGCATTACTTTTAGGCTCAGCACTTTCAGCAAACATCTCATCACTCTGATATCCTTTAGTCGTCAACCACTTAGCCAGCTGCCTGTTTGATATCTTCTGACCATAATACTCGTCAATAGCATAGATACCATTTTTCTTTTTATCATAATGCCAACGTACAAAAGCAAGCGGGTCAGTTGCATAACCATAGTCAATACCGTTACGGATATTATCGAAATCGGCTACTTGTTCGTCAGTAATACGTTCGAAGCGTAAGTTGTCAAATGGAACAACACCCGAACCAATGGCCTCTCCTAAATACTCCCAACGATAACGACGTTCTGAACGCTCTCTCGTGGCTTCTGCCTCGGCTATAAACTCTTTGGCAATAAAAGGGTTATCTTTATACGTCGAAGCGTGTACAAACGTATTTTTAGGTTGAAATTGGCTCTCATACTTTTTGTTAACCCAAGACTGCTTGCGCTTTGGTGGATTGTATGTATAAAAAAATTTATAAAAAAGACCATCGCCTAACTCTCCACGCAAAAGCGAGTTAGTGATAGTCTTGACTTCGTCCTCTGTTTTAAATTCCGCAAGCTCCTCAATCCAGCCGATAGCAAAAGGAAAACGACTGTCTTTTAAGGACTTGATACGTTCAGGATTTTGTGCTCCTCTAAAGACAATGTAATTACCTCTAGGTATGTACGTTATCCTTAGAGGTGACTTGTTAAATTTAAAGTAACGCTCTAGCCCTTGCTCAGATATAGCCCATTTAATTTGCTCATAAACAGACTGCTCCAGAGTATTATCTGTTTTACGGATACAAACCGCATTTACAGGATACTGTATTATTAACCTCGAGATAATAAAAGCAATATTAGATGATTTACCAGAACCACGTCCGCCTTTGCAAGCGATATTTAGTATTTGAGGATTCCAAGTCGCTTGCACGACAGGCTTAAAACCAATTGGGATAATATCAGCTAAATCAACTATCATTGTCTTGCACCCATGAATTAGCAAGTACGATAGGCTCGTCTATACTGATTTCTTGCTTGTCTGTCGGTTTATAACCTGCTCGGTCAAGAATGTCTTGAGAAGCTTGTAGTCTTACTATTTCTGATTTTGCGTTTTTGCTTAGATTAACAAGCGTTCCAATCGCAGAAAGGGCATATTTGCCAAAAGCTTTTTCTGCGATTTCATCGTTTAATTTATTCCAACCCGATTTATCTTCTGGGTCATTTTCCCAATTTCGTAGCTGCCTGTCTGTGATACCGATTATTTCCGCGACTTGTGCTTGATTAGCTGTTGGATTTAATAGTTTAAACTCAATAGCATCAAGCATTTTTGCCTTATTTGCTCTTGCCAAAATATGTTCCTCCTTTCGGAAATTTTCGGAAATAAAAAGCCACCACAATTGGTGACTAATTGGTTAACCATAGATAAATAGCGAATGAATTCTAAGCCTATTGCCTACCCCATTCTGGGACACTTCTATTTATCAAACAGGAACAGTCGGAATCGAACCGACACATATAATCAGACCGTCGACAATCCAATTATTAAGGCGCTACCTCTACCGTTTTCCAATCACGGTTCATGTTCCTAACGGAAAGAGTAGGATTCGAACCTACGACTGCACAAACAGCTACTGGTTAGCAACCAGCTGCGTTAACCCCTCTGCCATCTTTCCAAAACGTCAACGCTGAGATTACACGTCTTATCAGCTGTCTTTCAAAACCTTATGTTTTAGTTTTTTATCCACTCAAATCCCTTCAAGTAACAACCATGCACGGTTAGTATCGCTAACCACTCGTTACGTCACAAACTACTAAGCCATTTTTCAATTAACGAAAACCCCGCGAAAGGTCTAAGCTGCTTTACTCTTTGACTTTGCTATTATCCTTGCGAGACTCTAGCAGGTAGCCTAGCTACCGAAGCACACTTTCGTTTGCGACGGGCAATGACTTTTGCTTTATTCCAATATTTTCAACAAATAGCATTGTGTTCGTGTATCGCAGACGTGCATTGCCTTGCGTTTCGTCGCCTTTTGAGCTACAAAATGCGCAACGCCTGCTTGTTATCTTGGTGCTGGTACACCTTGACTTGTTGTGTTTGACTGGGATATCCTCCCAGCGTTGCACAACATGCTGACCGCTCTTGGTACCACCCTTGAACTTCGTCAGTTTATACCTCCTACACACTCGTCGCACGTACTGCTGACACAGCACCTCACCGATTGGCTCTGGTATTGCGCTTTGACTTCGCGTGCTGTAACCATTGCTGATTACATAAAGATTGGATTGCTTAGATTGACCATTACTGGCGCTCTTGTTGATACACCTACAAAAGCTTTCCCATATCGCTATGGATTATCTGTGCTAAGCCACTACTGAGACGACAGGATTCGAACCTGCACGTCCCATATACATAAAATAGCAAGTTCGATAGTAGTTAAAGTTGACGACTAAATAAATAGCCTGTTGGTAAATGATTATCTCTTCTTGCTATTTTGATAATACTATATTAACACATATTTTTATGTATAAACTATTGTATTACTGTATAAAAACTAGTCAAAAACTCCTTGCTCTACAATCAAAGAACCCTCCCTATAAAGCTCTGCAAAAGCTAATAATGCAGCATCTAGCGTGTCATAATAAAAACTCTCTGACATACATAATTCTGTATAAATAACCTTATCTGCATTTTTGTAAGGAGATAGGTATTTGTCATACAAAATCCTACGCTTTTCTGGCTCCAATATCATACTAACTGATTGCTCAATTGCTTCTAATTCTTGTTCAGCTGACACACGGTTGAGTGCTAAGCGTTCAACTGGCTTACTAGGAGTTCCGTGTGATTGTCTAGGCTCAAAGGAATAAGTGGCTGTCACTTTTTGAGTATCTACATCATTAGCGATCCTACGCCAGCGTGGATACTCTCTTAGTTTTCGCTTAGCGTTTGATTTAGTTTTTTGTATATTAATTTCTGGAAAAAACGTCATGAAAGCTCCTCGTATGATATAATAGTTGTACGAATATATATCGAATGGCGCTTTCACGAGCGCCTTTTTATTGTTCTCCTTTCATTTCTCTGCTGACTTATTTTTGTTGTTAAATTGTCGAGTATTAAATTTTTAGTTTTGCGTCAGCACTTTATTTGCAGCATTGCGCTTGTATAATCATCTGTGAGCGATAACAGACTTTAGATTTTTTATGAAAAAAATGTCGGAGGATATTTCCCTTTCTAAAAATTTCGCTCTATAACTACGTAACGATTATTCCACGCTACGTAGCTGACTACTACAGAAAGTTTCTAAGCTGAGTTTAACGAGAATCCTAGCTCGTACACCCACAGAGCCATTGCAGGCTCTTAGGCGCTTGCGTGGGTTATTGGTCTGTTAAATCCTCTATGGCTTTTACCAGTAAAAAACACCATAAAACTACTGTAAAAAACAAAAACGCGGCTACCATTGCGGCTAGTAAACCAGCTAAAAAAATCATTCTATCATTCCTTCCTCGGTCATTCATTACCACCCTTCGCTTCTGAAAATCTTTGCATTTTTACGAATTTGAGCTATGACATGAGGTTTTTTAAACATGCATAGATACACGTATTCGTCCGTCTCCTCTTCGTTAGCACCTAACTGTTTCATGGACTTCACAATACTTCTGATTCTAGTTTTATCTCTACTCATCTCAACTCCTCCAAACTTACCCACTTAAATTGTGGAAACTGTTCTGCTTCTTTGCGTGTGCAGTGGTGACCATAAAAATTTACATCCCATGCGCTGTTAGTTGAACTTACAGTTAATTTCTTGTTATGACAATCTATGTTTTCATAACATAAATAATTAAACTTCCAACTCGGTTCTGGCAACTCTAATACCAACACTCCTAATTCTTCAGTCATTCCGTCACCTCTTTCTTTTAACCCCACGAAATAAGAATAAATCTATCTAAAATTATAGGATTACCAAAAATAGTATAAATAGACTCTGTTTTTAATTTTTCAACTTTAAAACCTTCACCAAGCCGATTTTTAAGCAAATCAATTGTCCTTTCGTCACCTAATCTTTTTGCAAGATATTTATCTGGTTCTTTTCCAATATTGATACGATAGGCGTTGTACCCTTCCATAGCTGTTTTTTTGATTTTTGCTTCAATGTTACATTTATCAAAATACCGATTAAACCATTTCTCATGGCTTTCGTTACCTAATTCATTTACTTCATCAAATAATGTCATTCCTCACCTCTTTCGCCCATTGCCACGCCCAGTCAAAATCTTTGCGGATTTCTTGTTCGGTTAGTTGGTTGATTTTAGTTGTCTCATTAAAATTACCTTTGTTGATAAACACTTTTCCAGTTTGATTATCTTTGTGCAAAAATATTTTACTGTGATTGTGTGAATTAGGATTTGGTATCTCGACAGTATACAACTTCTCTTTTTGGACTGTGATGTTTGGATAGGCTAGCCAAGCTTGCATTAAGTCTGACTCTTTAGCGCCTGCTTTTGGAGTATTTAACCATTCCCACGTTTCTTTTACTGCTGAAATATTTTCAAGCAAGGAATAGAACGACCTGTTTTCATCTTTAAATTTTTTGATAATATCAAATATAATCTGTGGCACTACTGGTTTTGGTTGGTCTAGTTTTAAAAACACGTCATCACTATTTACAAAAAAGTCGTTTTCAGACGTATGTATTTCCAAATCAAAAATTTCTTTTTTATCAATATCAGTTATGATGCCTTTTACATAAACAGTTTGACCTAGTTTCGCTTCTTCAATGTTCATTTTTTTTCCTCGCTTAATCTCTAAAACTACTAATAATAATCGGTAAAAATAGTATTAGCAGTGTCAAAACAGCTGCTGTGTTATTGTCCATCCTCATCTCCTATCCTCCAAAAAATATATAAATCTCTACTTAGTACAACTGGTTTACTAAATATCTCATAAGATGATTCACATTTTTTTACTTCGTCAATTAGCAACATAATCATCCCCCATTTCCAGTAAGCTCAAATTTAACAAATGTCATCCAATGCGTAGTGCCTCTTTGCTGGCCAAAAAGTGGTTTAAATGGTATTGCTGATAAAACTTCTTTTACATTTATCTGACAATCAGACCATTTAAAAACTAGTGTTCCGCCAACTTTTAGAACTCTCATGCATTCTTCAAAACCTTTTGAAATATCTTCTTTCCAATTGTCTTTATCAAGTTTCCCGTATTGTGCTTTCATAATTGAATTCTGACCAACATGTTTCAAATGTGGTGGGTCAAAGACGACTAAGTTAAAAGTATTGTCTTCAAAAGGAATATCCCTGAAATCTCCAACTACGTCAGGAACAACATTTACATGCTTCCCATGAATATCAAAACTTTCTTGTCTGATATCCATAAAAGTAGTGTGTTCTTCGTTTTTGTCAAACCAAAACAAGCGACTTCCACAACAAGCATCCAAGATTTTAATTTCTGGCATAACTCATCCCCCGTTTCCAGTTTTTTCGAAATAAAATGCGCCATCAAATGGCTTTATTCCCACGATTCCATAATCTGCACCTAGCCGACTAATAAATGGTTGCATGATCCTCTCGTGTACTGTCATAATTTGCTCTCTAAACTTTTCTAAAGTAAGTGTTGACTTATAAAAATTGCATGATTGGCAAGCTGGCATATAATTACTGATGTCATCAGATCCACCATTCCTAAATGGTATCAAATGGTCAACTCTTAACGTTTTAATATCAAGCATTTTTCCACAATAGGCACAGTGACAGTCATATTTTTTAAGTACTAGTTGCCTAGTTTTTTTGCTAATCGATTTACGTCTCACACTATCCCCCATTTCCAGTCAGCTCAGCAATCCGTTTTGTCTGTCTAGCTCTATCATCACTAGCACGTTTAAGCTGCTTTTGTGTCCTGCTTAACTGTGTCCGCAATTCTGTAATTTGTAGCTTGTAGTGGTCTTTCAGTGCGACGTTTAAAATAGATATAGCCATCAGCACAATCGATAAAAACGTTATGATATTGTTTCGTCTAATGTTCAATTTGTCTTTTTTCGCTAACTCATAAAGCAAGCAATCAATCATCTGTTGTTCAGTCATTTCGTCACCTCCTCTATCCACTCAATGACATCTAAATACATATTTGCTTGCGCTAACTGCCATCTCTCAAAATCGGACAGATTGTCTTTTCCCCACTCATATCCGATAAGCCGCAAATCACGCTGTTCTGTCAGAAATGCAATTACTTCTTCTTTTGTCATTCTTCCACGCTTTCTAGTAATTCGCTGTTTTGATATATGTTTCCGATTGCTTCACAAACCTCTTTTCTTAACCACAATTCTGTCCCTCGACGTATATTATCAATGCGCCAAGAGCCACCTCTGAATTGATTTACTTTAAAAAGTTCAAAATCGCTAGTAATTGTGTATCGTAGCTTAACAATGTCATCTTTAAAAATCTCAACGCCATTTTTATCAAACATTCCTGTTGATTGCATGAGTATAAGTTGCTTAATATCGCCTATTGCAACACCTCCATGATCATCTTTTAATCCAACATCACCGTTTTCGTAATCAATAAGGGTAACCTCATACATGCGTTTGAATTTCTTTGACCACGCTCTAAATTTTGGTATCATAACTCACCTCTCAAAAAATACTCTGCATCACTTTTAGCGATTAAGCTATCACGATAAGCAATAGCTTCGTCTTTAGTCTTAAACTCTTTGTCTTTATAAACAGTAGGCAACACTCGTCCGCCAATGTGATCGTAAACCCTAACTACGTGTGTCATTTGCATTCTCCGTTTTCTCTAGCCAGATTGACAACATTGTGCAATAATTAGCCATGTCATTTAACGTGTCTGACAGGCTTTCTGAGACGTTTTTATCGCTGCTTATAAGATTATATAGTCTGTTATATTTATCGCTTATACGGACGACACCAGCAATAAATCCGAAGTCATTCAAAGACTTTTCGAACGAGTTTCCATAATCTGCATTTTTAGCTAAAAACATTTGATAATTTTCATTGTATGCAGCTTGCATACTCTCTGCGTTTATTTTATCTGCCATACTATACCTCCTCAGAAAGTCATTGCTGCGTACATCAATCGCTTAACTTTCTTGTAATGGTCTAACTTTTTAAATTTATTAATGATATCCATTTACTATTTTTAAAGCGTCGTCGACTGACCTTGCAACCCCAACAAGCGCACCTCTTGACGCCATTACCTCCATAAATTTTTTTTGCTCTGGTCTCACTCGACCAGTTTCGTTTTTTACTTCGATGAAGAATGCTTTCGCATCTCCTTTGCGAAATCCTGATAAGTCACAATATCCCTTTGGTACTCCAGTCTCGAACCATCGACCGTTTTGCATTTTGACTTTGCCAACGTTGATTCTGAATACTGTGTGACCTGCTTTGGATAAACCCATTCGGATTAGGTTTTGGATATCATGTTCAGAAAGTGACGTAGTTAACTTTTCGTTTTGCTGATTCAATAGTTAATTCAAACTCCTCTCGTGTGAATACATCTTTACCCTTTACTGTTCCAATGATTGATGTTAAATCGTCAATATCAATACCGTTTTCAAACGCCCAGCATGCGCCTTTAAACAAATCATCATTCCTGTTATATGATGTTCCAGTTGCTACACGTTCATAAGCCTCACGTCCCTCATGATTTCCAGTTGTTTTTTGTTTAACGATTGAACCACCGAAGTATGTAACGATGCTATCTTGTTTTGGTTTGAAAATTTCTTCTTCAAATTTTCCATCGTAGTAAGGTAATCTTTTGACGGCTTGTAATACTTCTCGTCCGTCTGACGGAAATATCTTCACATAGTTGTTGTCATTCGCTTTGATGTCAACTCCGGGCATAACACCAATCTTTTGTGAGTAATTTATGCCATCACGTTTTTTGAATAAAACGTGCATTCCACCGCTTTTAGTAACCTCAACGAAAGTATTTTTAAAATTTCTTATCAATTCATCTTTATGCTCATTTCGGATAATTGATGAATAACCATCTAAACCATTTCCGTATTGATCAGTAGAAAGTACTGTTAATAAATCAACACCTAAAGATTTAATCATTGTCAGTAATTCGCTTGCCAACTGCTCGTTCATTTCGTGCGTATCAATATCAATACACCACATGCCACGCATTAGTAATGCGTAATCACAATTAAACCAATTTATTGATTCTATTATTTCTTTCGTCATCTCTCTATCTTTAAATGGAATAATCGGTCTACCAGTCTTTTTACTAAGTGGTATTACCTGATATCCCTTCTTTAAGAACGAAAGTGCCGTAGTGTGATACATAGTCCGTAACCTCTCTAAATACTGATATAATAATGTTTACAACACTTAGGTTACGCGGTTCGCCGGTTACACCATACCCTACCCTTATATATAATTAATAATTAACAAATCATTAATTAGACTATTAGTTGGTAACCCCGTAACTTTTTGATTTTTAGCTTTGAAAATCATTGGCGCTCTAAGGTTTAAGTAGGTTACGCACTTTCATCAAAAGTCCGTAACCAGTCCGTAACCCCGCAACCTTTTAAATGACATATTTATCGAAACGTGCTTTATTTTCAATTTCATATCCTCTAACTGTTCGCCCGTTGACTTTCTTAGACCTGCTACGAACGCCAATTTCAGATATTGCTTTACTTAATGCATTATTGTTTTTGCCATACACCTGCAATGATAAATCAATAACTTCTTTGTTATTAGTCCGTTGTACAAAATCGACTTCTTGCAATGCATTGATGAGTGCCACTTGAAACTCGTCTAAATCGATATCATTAAACACTTCAACATTTTTCCATTGATACCACTTGCCGATTTTTTGGAAATACTCAAGCGAGTTCAACAAGAAACCAATGCAACCATCTATCTTAGGATTCTTATCACGATCAGCGAACGCTTGCCAATAAGGTTTAAATATCTGTTCGCGCTCGTAATCAGTTTCCTCTTTTGGTCTATCTTTAAATTGAATCAATACTTTTCGTCCGTTCATTTCATCTGATAAAGCAACTGTGCGGTTTGTATCAACGCATAACACTGATGATAAAGTAACCATTGATTGATTCTGGCCAATAGCTCGGGCAACGTGTGTTTTCTCAGTCGCAATGATTTTAAGCACTCGTTCCATTGCGTTACCTTGAATATCTCCCTGTTCTGTTGCTAGTGCCATTTCGCCACCAGAGAACATCGCCCACGCTTGTAATGCCTCAAAACCGTTACTCTTTAAAGTGTCTAACTCAACATCAATCTTATTGAATAATCCAGATAAAGCTATGTGACGTAGCCCCTTCCCCGTCCGTACCCCAGATTTTGAGATAAAAAAGTTCGTTTTCGCACGGACGCCACATGATACCTGCGCTATGAAATAAGCTTGGAGCATTGCGTTGTTAAGTGAATTGCTATCTGCAATAACGTACTCTAAAAATTGATTTGCGGTTGTTTTACTTGCGATTGCCGTTTGATAGTCAACATCGTAGTATTTGAAGTAGGAAACATTTTGCATTGGATGTGTATCGATAATTTCCGAGTTCTCGAGGTCGATGATGAAATCCTTACAAGCAATCTGATATGGTTCAATATAGTTAATCGGTTTGATGTCTAAGGTTTTGTGAATACCTTGTAGTATTTCTAAAATGTGACCTGAATCTTTGAAACCGTATCTCGTTTGGAGTGTGAAATCGTCAATAAGTTTGAATTGTCTGTACCTCACATCGTATAATTTGTTTTCAAAGAATGTGTAAGCACCAAGTATGTAATCAATAACCAATTTCGCGAACGGCGGGAAGTTATTTTCGACAGTGTAAGTTAGATATTCACCGCCTTGCTTATCAGTTTTAAGTTTTGTTTCTCCGAATAGAAATCTGTAAGTCTTGCGTCCATCCGATACGAAATACATGACATCTTCGTCTTTAACCAACTCTGAATAAAATAGCTTATGAATATAACCGTTTTTATCTATTGGAACAATTTTGAATAAGTGTTTTCTTAATTCAGCTTTAAGAACTGATTCACCGAAGATTGGGTCACCCCAATCTGTTTCGGTGGTCAGTTTTGATAAAGCTTCTATAAATTCATTTGATGTCATTTATCCCCCAAATCTAATTAGAACGGAAGATCGTCATCTTTAATCTCCGCTTGTGTAAATCCAGTTGTTTTTTCTTTCCAAACGTGTTGTGAATTTGGTACTTCACTTTGGTTTGCGTAACGAACTTTCGGGTATTTATTTCCGTTATATTCGTCAAGTTTAACAGTTACTTTTGCAGTACGTCCTTTAAAGTCATTCAAGAATGCCTCAAAACTATCGTAGTGTTGCCCCTCTTTGATACCAAGCGCTTTTGCTTTACCCATTAAGATTCCAATGTGATATTTTCCAGTTTGTGAATTAGGGTATTGCTCATCCCATAAATGGAAGTTTTGCATTTCTTGTTTAATGTCATTTCGGACGACATAATCGATAACGACACGCTTTTTATTGTTGCGTTCGTTTACTGCTTCGTAAGCATCAAAGACAATCATTTCGTATGGTTGCTCTTTAAATTCTGCGTGTTCTTTAACTTCTGAAAAATCTGTTGTAAATCCTGCCATGTTTTTATCCTCTTAATTTCTAATTTTTTTACTCATCCAATTGAAAGCTTGATAGACTTCCGTTGATGATTTGTTTGTTTCGGAAATAATTTCATCCATTAGTATTTTTGTGTCTAAATTATTCTTAATGTAGTAATACACCAACTTATAAAGCGGGTTGCCCTTGCCAGCATCTTTAACTCTAGCTTGGGCGATTTCCCAGTTTGTTTTTAAATCTTTACCAAACTTCTTCTTAGCAAGTTGCTTGATTCTAAATTGTTCACGTTTGATAAGTTCAAGTTCTGCCTCTATGCGTTCTTTCTCTTGTTTTTCTTTCAATCCAAAATCATGATTGCATAATTCACAGAGCTGTTGACTAAGTGGCCACAAAGCTGAACACACAGGACATTCTTTTGCGTGTACCGTGTTAGTTTTATTCGACTTCTTTTTCCACCCGCCTTGAAAATAATTTTTCCAATCATGTGGAGTGTCGGGCAAGCCGTGAATATTCCAGTTGCCTACGTGGTCGAGAATAATTGCCTTTTTATTTGGTTGATATCTCATTGATCGCATCGATTGTTGAAGAAATAAAACAAGCGACTTTGTCGGCCTGCATAGTATAGTCACTGTACAGTCGGGTACATCGAATCCCTCTGATATCAAGTCGACATTACAAACAACTTGAATCTTACCGTCACGGAAATCTTGCATGATTTTATCTCGTTCAGCTTTAGGTGTTTTTGCGTCTGCGTGCACTGCATTAATACCATGCTCGCGAAACTCTTTAGCGAACATCTGCGACGCTTCTACCGAGTGAGCGTATAAAATAGCTTTCTGACCGTTCGCTTTTTTTATATATTCTTGAACTACATCACCAAAAATCTTTTTACCAAATGATTCGTCAATCGATTTATTGGAGTAATCTCCGTTTTGTACTTTTAATTTCGCAGTATCAATTGATAGAACACTATAATAATCATATGGTGCAAGTTTATTATTATTGATAAGCCACTCGACCGTTTTACCAAGAACCATAACATCGTAAGTGTCTGTAAAACCGTCGCCTGATAGACGCCAAGGTGTAGCAGTAAAACCAATCCTCGGCACGTCTGAAAAGTATTCATAGATCATTTGGTAGGTACTAGCTTTCCCATGATGACCCTCATCTGTGATAATTAAGGTTGGTTTTGTTAATTTATCCAAGCGGTTTTTAGCTTTACCAACTGTCATTAAATCCACTTTATTCATGTCAATTCCATGGAATTTAAAACTATTAGTGATTTGGTCAATTAATTCTTTGCGATGGACCAAGAATAAAACGTATCCGTTTTTTTGAGTCGCTGACTTAGCAATATCAGAAATGACTACTGACTTACCACTTCCAGGTGGACTAACAATCATCACATTATGCTTTAAAATATGTCTTCTTGCCTCATTTATAAGTTCTGTTTGATATTCGTGTAAATGGTATACCGTTACGCATCACTCCCTTCGAAATTAAACAACTCTTCCGCCTTACAAACGGTCCTATTATCAAGCCTATTTTTTGCGTACAGTCCATCGCTTCCTTCCAAAAGGATCCCGTGTCCACCAGTTTTTGGATTTACTTGAATACGTCCGACAACATCGGTTAAACCTAGCGTTTGGCTTAGGACTTGTTTGCGGATATCTGGGACGTATTGTGTAATCATTTGTCCGCTCTCGAGCGTTAAATCTTGCGTTGATTCCCAAGCAGTCACAAAAATATTAATAGGTTGGCTGTAAATGGTAGTCAATACTCGTAAATAGTAATTGGTCCACATGTTGTATTGTTGCAATTCGTTTGTGATTCCATTTTTAGACTTGCGACCTTGTTCGATAAACCAGTCTGATTGCCAACTTGTGATATTATCAATGACTAAATTGTCATATTCTTTGATAAGTTCTGGTAATTCTGTCAAGAATTCAGTCATAAAGTCGCTAGGGTGCGTCCTGTCAAATTGGATAATATCAATGTTTTCGTTTCCGGCAATCGTTTTAGACGAATGGTCCATGTCTAAAATCAGTGTCTTTCCTTTTAAATAATTAATTAAGTAAGTTTTCCCGTTTCCAGGTTTGCCATAGATTAATATGCGCCAATTATGAGTCTTTGTAATCTCTGTCGCTTTAGTTATCTTCATATTCCACCTCGAACATTTCTGTCAATGTAGTTTCGACATCATAAGATTGCTTTAATTGTTTTTCTTTTTCTGTGAATAAATCATCGATTATAGGCGTATCAAACAATTGACTATACTTATCGATAATTTCTTTCATAGCATTTTCGACATCAATTTGAATAGAATCAGTTAATTTACCTTCTAAAATCTGGATAGAGTCAGAACTAAATTTTCCGAATTTATCTTTATAATTCATGTCTATTGCTAGTTTTTTTTGTTTATTGACATAACATTTCATAATTTTTCCAAATCCGTTTCTATCACTTCTAGTGTGCTATTGATGTCACTTACGGGCCAATTTCTGTAAATCGCTATCGAAATTTTATCGACATCATTCCCCTTCATATTTGGCCATCTTTCTTTGACACATGTCTTGATGTCATTGAAAAAGTCTATTTGATTGTTAATGTATCTTTTTTTCCAATCGTTATTCATTTAATACCTCCAGCAACTCATTAGTTAGTCGTCTATTTTCATCACGTAAGAATTCAATTTCTAGTAATACTTCTTTTAACATGTACGCCCTCTATTATTACGTTCAATCATATTGTCGTAACGTCGTGCATTGGCTTCCCAGCCGTTATTTTCAATCGTCCATTTTGGTTTTTCTTCCTGTTTTTTTGGTTTCGCAAAAATAAAATCTAATAGTTTCATGTTGTTTCTCCTCTAGCACTCCCCAGCGCTTATTGTTTCATTAAGTGTTTAATTTCGTTAACATCAGCAAGACAGTACATTTTGTCTTTACCGTTTTTAAAAGATTTAAGGCCATAGCTCTCCATGCGTTTTATAGTTTGCCATGAGTAGCCGTATTCATTGACGAGTGCTGTTTGGTTGACCCACCGATTCGCTAAATCTTTTTCTTGTATGAGCTCCTTAAACTCATCAAAAAGTTCTTCTGCTATCTGCTTTTTGAGTAGATCGTAAGTAAGTTGCGATTGCATGGATTTATCACCTCTTTCGTGGTATAATTAAGTAAATTAAGTTTGTTTAGAGTCCGATTCCCGTCGGACTTTTTTTGCTATCCTCCTGTGATATAATGACATTATCATTACTGAAAGGAGGATAAGTTATGAATTGGAATCAAATCATCGTTACTTTTTTAACTGCCTGTGTGCCTGCTTTGATTGCTTATTTAACCAGTCATTTTCAAACTAAGGCTAAGTTCAAAGAATTAAAAATCCAACACGAACATGAAATTGAACTGATAAAACTTCAACAAGCTAACAAGCAAGACGATTTACAAAATCAATTGATGTTTGACGCTCTTGCCCAAATTAATCTTGCTGAAACTATGAAAGAACCTGTTCAGCAAATGATGGCAACTCAGTTAAAACAAGCTTTCGAACAACAGCGCAAAAATTAACTATCATGACCGATATCCTCTTCTGAAGGTGTCGGTATTTGTTTTGCAATAATCTCAACGGCAATTTTTATGCCGGTTAAGAAACCTTTTCCATAATCAGAACCTGAAAATTCTAAGATATTTTCAGTGATCAACTGCTTGATATTTTCTTCCATCCCTTCTCCTTTCTAAGCTACATCGCCTTTTTCTAAACTGGCAGATATTCCTGGTTAAGGAATTTATTAATAAAGTATTGTTGCCCCTTACCAGTCAGTTTTGTAGTCTTGCTGATGCGGATACTGCCATTCGGCTCCTGGTGGGTCCGTTCCTTGACTTCAAACAGCTTCATATCCATCGAACGTTGAGTTGGCATATTGTAGCTCTCACCCTTTTTCCGAATGAGAAAGCCATTGTTACGCAACCACTCAAACAAACGATTCTGACCGATCTCATAGCCATTTTGACGCAAGATTTTAGCAAAATCACCAATCAAGATAGATGTCTCGCTAGCCTCAACCGCGTCTGCAAACAATACCTTAGGACGGTCAGCCTCAATCTGAGCCTCTAACTTATGCACTTTCTTATCTGCCATCAACAGGGCTCTTGCCATGATTTTCTCGGGGCTGTTAAAGTCTTTTTCGATTTGAATAAAGTACTTGCGGACTTCTTTGCCTTTGTCAGTCTTGGATACCATTGCCAAATTTTTGGCAGCATCAAGTGAGAGAGCGTAGTCTTGGATTTCTCTGACAGCCCCATTATTTACAACCGTAGTTCCAACTACACTTGTAAAATCATATCCTTCTTCAAGAATTTTAAAGTTTTGTTTTACCCATTCACTAAAACGAGTTTTAACTTTTAATTCTTTGTGTAAGTCACGAGCACTTACAACTGGTTCTTGGTTTTTGTTTAGCGTTACGTTAATTAGTTGATTCATGTAACTCCTTTCTACGAATTTTCGTATATTATCCTACAGATAATTCTTTACGCTCTTTAAAAAGATAGACGATATCAAATTCTGGAAAAAAAGTTTGTTGAACTTTCAATGCTTCACCAAATTTAAAATCAGAGTCACCGTTAATTTTTTCTCGAACTGTTTGAGATTTCAACTGTAAACAGTCGGCAATATCAACCAATGAAACACCTTTTTCTTTTCGAATGTGTTCGATGTTTTTCATATCATTCCTTTCTAATACGATTTTTCGTATATTATTTTATTTTAAAAAGCTGTCGTTTCCTTAAGCTTGATTTAATTATATATGATTTTTCGTATAAAGTCAACAGTTTTTTTAGATTTTTTGTTATTTTTTGTCTTGAAATATGATTTTTCGTATGTTATTATATAGTAGAAAAAGAAAAAAGGAAATTAAAAAATGGATGAAAAAGATTTAAAGAGGATTATCGAAAGTAGATATAATAGCGTTAGGGCTTTTGCTATTGAAAATGATATCCCATACACAACAATGCGTTCCATTTTAGAGCGTGGTGTGATGAATGCAAAAGCAGAAACTATTTTTAAAATATGTGATATTCTTGGAATTAACCCAGAAAGTTTTGCTGAAGAAAAACCTGATTGGCAGGCCACTATTGACCTATCCAATCTACGCGAGCGCGTTGTTATGTTTGATGGCAAACCGCTATCTGATGACGATGTCGAAAAAATCGAAGCTATTATTAAATTGTCGTTAGGGGTCGGAAATGGTGAAGATGAATGAGATACTTGAACAATACCGTATAAAATTATTCGAATTCCCAGAAACAATGTGGGAAAGGTCAGGGTTTTATTTCCCTGACCACAGAATAATCTATGTTAATAAAAACCTGTCTGAAAAAGATAGGAAAAAAGTAATCTTGCACGAAATAGGACATATAGAGCATGACCCAAAACAGTACCAAAGATTGCTGCTAAAATACGAAAACCAAGCGGATAGATTTATGGTCAGAGAATTAATAAAAGATTATCTCTCTGACCATGATATTTATAGCTTCGACTGGTTAAAATTTGCAAATCATTATAAAATATCTACTTCTTGGGGGCAAGAAATGATCCAAGACGAGTTTAGAAAGTTAATTTAGGTGGATATATGAAAATAGGATTGAGAACACCTAGCCTAAAAAAATCCATCAAGGCTAGGACAACAGGTAAAATTAAGAGGTCGCTTAAAAAGTCTATTAATCCAGTGTATGGCAAAAAAGGCGTTGGTTTGATAACAGACCCTAAAAAAGCAATTTATAACAAAGTCTATAAAAAAACAACTTTTGGAGGATTATCTGGTATTGATTTAAATTCCAGCAAAAATCATTCTTTTTGGGACTTATTTAAATCTCCAAAAAAAGAGAAAAAATCAGAGTTAAAGCGAAAAGAAACAGAGTTAACTAATTTAGTTAACGAATGCGAACATAAATTGTTTTTGTACAATCAAAGCATGACTATTGTTAATGACACAACTAACCCAGACACATTTTTTAACAACTTTGATACAGCTAAATATAGCCTTGAACGTGCGGTAGAAATAAGTAAGTATGACTTTATAAACACGAGTGGAGATGATTTAGAGAAAGGTTTAGAGAGACTTACAAACGAAAAACTAAATATTGAAGAAGAATTTGTTAAAAGATATTATTTTGACAATGTTAAAAAAGCAAATGTGCTAAAAACAGAAAAAGGAAAACAAAATAACCTATCAAAAGGAAAAGAAAGATTACTTGAATATAGAGATAAATTTGAAGATGACACTATAAAATTAATAGATATTTTATACAATAACTAAAAAAAGCCCCACGCTTCCAAACTTGGCGGTCTGAGCGTGAGGGCTATCCAAAAACATAAAACAACCATTAAAAAGGTCGTTTTCTTGTACCTAATTATATCATTTTTAGGAGGTGATGCCAATATCCTATCTCAAAATCAGCACTCCCCAGCGCAAAGAGAGAGGAAAAAACAATGATTGAAAAATACACTAAAAAAGATGGCACAACTGCCTATCGCTTAAGAGCATACCTTGGTGTTGATCCCATGACTGGTAAACAAGTCAGGACAACTAGGCAAGGGTTTAAAACAGAAAGAGAAGCTAAAAGAGCCGAGGTAAAACTTATTGATGATTTTCAGCGTCAAGGCGCTTGGAAAAGCAACGATAAAACTACATTTGACGATGTAGCCAAACTGTGGTTTGAGCAGTACCGAAATACAGTCAAACCGTCAACATTTCTGGTTAACCAAAACTACTATAAAACAATTTTAAAGCCACATTTAGGACAACTGCAAATGACGAAGATAACTGTCATGATTTGTCAAAAATTTGTGAATTGCCTATCTCGATATAGCGGTTATAGGCTTTATCTAAGTTTAGCAAACAGAATTTTTAAATTTGCTGTCAACTTAGGTATTATTGATAATAACCCCATGAGCAAGACGTTGAGATCAAAGTGCACTTACAAAAACATGGATACACTCACCAAAAAATATTACACAAAAGAGGAATTGAATGCTTTCTTGAGGATTGTGGAAGCTGAAGAAACTCTAGAGATGCGTCTGATTTATAGATTGCTGAGTTATGGCGGTTTTAGGATTGGTGAATTAATAGCTTTAAAAGATACCGACTTTGATTTCCGCAACAATACTATCAGCATTACAAAAACCATTGCTTATACAAAAGAAGGATGGGCTGTACAATCTCCTAAAACCAAAAAAAGCAATCGCACCATATCAATGGACGCTGAGACCATGACGTTAGCCAAATTATATATTAAGCAAAGTATCAAACCTTTACACGGATCGTTTAAATTGTTTAATTTTGCTAGCGACACCGTGAGAAAAAGACTGGACAGATTTATATTGAAGCATGGATTAAAAAGGATTACTCCCCACGGGTTTAGACATACCCACGCTTCGTTGTTGTTTGAGGCTGGGATTCCCGCTAAGATTGCACAAGAGCGGTTAGGCCACGCTAAAATAGCAATCACGATGGATTTATATACTCACTTATCCAAAAAATCAAAGGATAATGTTGCTGACAAATTGGCCGAACTCGTCGCTATTTAACACAAACGTAGTGGGGAACGTAGTAAGTCTGTTTTTAGACTTTAAAAAAGCCTTGATATCAATGATTCTGAGAGGTAATCTTATATTATAACAAAAAACAAAGGCTTTCACAGGAATATATCAGCGAACTTTCCTTATAAAAAAATTCTGCAGCTATCTACTGCAGAAATAAAATCGATTAATCCGCTTTAAAAGCATTGAAAAAAGGTTGAATATCTCGTATGAATTGTTTCTTCCCCGCAAAACGTTCACCACTAATCAGTTTTTCAAATTTTTCTTTATCAATATCTGACAAAGTTTCTTCCACTTTTGTTAAAGTATCACGATAAGCAATATAGTCATCTAAAACTAGTCCTTTACTCTTAACATAGTGACTAACTTCACTGATTTCTTCATAAGGCATTTTATTAAATTGTCGCTTTTGACAATCTTGGTGTCTTAATACATCGTTTAAATAATTTGAAAATTTTGTTTTAAAGTAAATGAATAGTTTGCTTTCATTATCCAATAAATACGGATGCTCTTCAAGCAACCTAAAAAGTACAATACGTCCTTCTTGAATCCAATCATCATATTCCCAAAGTTGAACAAAATAATTTCTTCTCAGCTTCATTACGATTGGCTTTACTTTATCAAACAACTCCTCAAAATCTCTCAAAACAACTTATTCCTTTCTTAAACATATACTAAGTATAAAAAAAGTAAGGTGATAACAACATGACAATGGTGTCCTTTAAGGAAATGATTTTTTCCCAAAACACATTAATTGAGCATTATCAGACTATTTAGTGACTCATATTAGTTAACATATAAAAAGCTTGAGAGTATCATCTCAAGCTTTTTATATGATGACACAATCAATGCCCTTTTTTCTTTTGGTAACGTTTTTCTTGTTTTAATTGGTACCGATGCTTTCTTAACTCATTTTTCTTACATTTCTGACTTAATTGACGTTCGTTTTTTATACTCATATGAATAGTTTTCATCGCCAATTGCGCTTTTGTAGATACTACTGGCTTACGTTTTTCTCTATTAATTTCTCTTTGCATTCTTTTAGGGCTTTTTTTGTGTTCATTCGTACGCTTTAGAGAAATATCCGTTTTAACAAACTCATATTTTTTTATCAAATCATTAAGTTTATGATTTATAAAATTAAAAACATCATCATCTTTAGGTTCTTTTCCAAAAAAATAACGAAAAACTTTGTAATCACCATCATCATCGTACTCAATCAAACCCAACCAAAAATTACCATCAAAATAGACTGTCATTTTCATACAGTCCCCTCCTTTAAATATTAAATTGCAATGGACGACCTGGAGGGAAGGTTACTGACGTTCACTGAACGCTTGCAGACTACCAACTGCAACGTGTTTTTATGCTATAACGATTATAACACAGTACACTATGATTATCGATAAACGACCTTATTAAAGGTCTATACCATTTGTCAGTCTAAAAATTTAAAAGCTGTTAAGCCAACTCCAGTAACGTTATCATTTTTTTATGATTGTTAAACGAGGCCAAATATTATTCCATTTCTTCTTATCCACTCGCTTCAAATAAACATTATAACGTAATAGATCCTCTTCAAAATATGGCGTAGGACTAACAATGAAATTTAATATTTCCTCTTCACCATAAGGGAGGTAAAGTTCGAGTTGATTTCTATCATCTAACCTTGCTCCCACTGCAGTACACTTTTCAGGAAATTTCGAAATAGCATCTTTAGAGCTAGTATACTTTGGGGTATTAGGAGAATGAGTGTTCATGTAAAATTCATTTTTAAGTTCCCAATCGTACTGTGGATAGTTATCCTTTAATTGTTGTTCTAATGCCACCGTTTCTTCATAAGAAATATTTTTATCAAAAAATACAACATCAATATCTGATGTCAATGTCTCATTTATTCCAGAAAGTTTATTCCATATAAAGTTTCTCAATGTGCCAGCACACAGCCAACAATCATTCAGTGGAAGAGATTTTATTATAGCTAAAATCTTCATTATATCAGAATTACATAAAATCATATGATAAATTTTAGTCAT